GAATTATAAAATGTGGTAAATAAAACTTTAATTTTATGAATGTGAGGAAACAGTATGAGGATGAATGCAGTTGAAAAAGCAGGATTATGTTTTTTTCTTGTAGGTTTAATCGCATCTTTATCTATTGAAATAAAAGTTTTGTGCGTATTTGTTGGTGCTGTTATGTTTATACTTGGACATTTAATTATAGAATAATATAAAATAAGATTTTTATAATGATGAAAGGAAAAGAAAGATGAAAAATTTATCTAATGTTTCAGGGATTAGAGGAAAAGCCATAAGTTACATTTTGTTTTTACTCGAAAACAATTTAATTAAAGCCGTAGCTCAAGGAGAAAATTTTCTCATTTTCACTATTTCTGTAGATTTTATCAACGATGTTCGGGATGCGTTACAAAATGCCAATTACATTTTCGAGATTTATCCAGCAATGGAAAAATTATCGGAAAGCCTATATTTAAAATCTAGTGAATTTATCGAAATAAAAATAAAATTAAAATAAAAATTTATGAAAAACATAAATGAAAATCATAAGCACGATTACTATCTAGCTACAGAAATAATCGGTTCTAGAAATGATATGCCAATCGGATCAATTTTTCTAGAATGTTTAGAATGTGACTTTATTATTAGGGATAACGAAATTATAGAATATATTGAAAAATTAGAAGAAGAATTAAGAAATGGGCAACTTTAATAAAAAAATAAAAATTTTATAAGGATAGAATGGAACATTTTATATTAGTATATTGTGATTATGAAAGCTTGCACTTATTAGAACTTGGCGATAAAGATTTTATCAAAAATAAATATGATGAATATAAATCTGAAATTATTAAGTTCAAAGAAAAATATGAAAAAGAATTTTCAGATGATTTAGATTTACCAGATGAATATTATGATAATCCTCTTCATAATTACGAAAATCTAAATCGATTATGCATTCAAGGATATGATGGCAACAATAAAATTAAATGCGTGTGTAAAAAATTTGGTATTTCTAATTCGGAACAAATTTTTTATTAAATAAAAAACTTCTTTTATGATATAATAGGCGAACTATGGAACATAAAATCATGTTCAATCTGATTACAACAATCGCTGATCAATCAAATTGGCGATTCGAAGATGGCATTGCCATTTGGGTTGGCGATAAACAAATTTGGGAATCGGCTAGACAAGTTATAGAAGATATAAATTTATCGAGAAAAATAAAATCAAAAAAAATAAAAAGAAAAGAACTATTGAGAAAACAAAAATTAGAAGAAGAATATCCAAATACTTGTTTTTGTGAAATTGAGCATAATTTTAGCAACGATGAATTTATAGAAGAAAGAAACGTTGATCAATATCATAATATTTTTACTGGTTTTCAAATTGTGAAATTACGCTTTTATCGCTGTCCTCAATGTGGGAAAGAATATGATGATGATCCAAGAATTTGTTTTGCCTAAAGGATTAAATAATGAGGAAAAGGAAAATGTTAAAAAGCGGAAATTATAGAGGCGAAAAAGTTTTATATCCTGATGGAATAGGATGCTGTATTTGGCTTGTAATTGATCCAGACGACGAAGATTTTGGATTGGCATTTGATTTTTCATTTGATGAAATAGATGATATAATAAACTTGCTTCAGCAAATTAAAGAAGCAGAAGCAGAGATTTTTGAGGAATAAAAGTTTTATTTTATAATAGGATTTTATTCACATGAACAAATACGATAGACACATAATTTCGGTTTTTGCAAATGCGCTTTATTGGATTATAAAACTTTTGTTAATCCTGGTAGGAGATAAGTATCACGGAACTGAGGGATCAGATGCATCAAAAGTTTTAATTGATTTAGTGCTGATATCAGTAAATAATCATTTAAAAGATCAATAAAATGTACGTTTTATCGATTAAAACTGAAGATATTTAATTATAAAAAAGGAAAAAAATGAAAGTTTTTGAAGTTACAACACATTATTCTTGGGAATTCAAATCTACCAACTTTAAAATTAATAGAAACGAAAGTATTTCCTGGAATGTTTTAGCAGAAAACGACATTGATGCAAGAGAAATGGGAATTGATTGCTTAAATCGTTTTTCAAGAAGGGAGTGGAATGGATTTAAAGACGATGCAAAATCTGCCTTTGCAAACCCCATCGTTCATTATTGTGAAATTAAGAAGATTTGTCTGTTAGATCAATAATCTCAATTCATATATATGTTTTATGAAAAAAAATTATGAACGAATATGAATTGTATATTATAGCCAAAGCAAATAGAAAATCATCTACTATAATAAGAAATATAGAATCCGATATACAAGAATTTATAAACGCTATAAACTCTGAAATGGAAAAACAAAAAATGCAATTATATACAACTGCCGAACTAGAACTTATTGATGAATTATATGATTCTGAATTTACATATAAAGCAATCGCAGAAGAATGTAATAATCAATTTCATGATGGAAAAATTGTAAGAACCGAAAAATCTATTGATTATGCTTTGAATAAGATATATAATGATCCTAGATGTTTGGATTTAGATTAGAGAAAGGATAATTTTTAATAATGCCAAATGATATATTTGATGAATTATATTGTTATTATCAAAGTTCTAGAGGTACAGGTCATACAATATTGATAGAAAAAGGCATATTTGATTACAATTCTAATTTTTATCTTGTTGCATCATCTCACACATATGCTAAAAACCTAGCGCGTCACAACAAAAAAGCTATTCCTATAACATTAGATGATATTACAAATTATAAAATGCGAGGAACAAAATATCCTATTATATTTGATAATAGTGCCATAATAAAGTTGATAGATGAACACGACGCTATAATTAAAGAATTTCAAGAAATGACTAGAACATTAAATACAATAATTTTCAAATTGGAAACAGAACTAAGACAAGCAAATAAAGAAATTGATAAATTATCATCTCTTGGATTTTGGAAAAAATTACAATCTTGGTTCAATAATTTTATTAATTTAAAAAGGAGAAAATGAATAATGCCTACAATTTTAAGTTACAAAGATTGGAAAGACCTAGCAGAAAAGCAAGGACTAAGCAAAGAGCAAGCCCTAGATGTTCTCGCATCTTGGAAAGATGAACGTGTTAAACTCTATGCCGAAATTGAATCATATAAAAAAGAAATTTTATCTCTTCGTGATCAATTAGATCATGAAATTATTGAAGATAATCATCCTCGCAAAGGGAAGAAAAAAGAATTAACGGACGACTATTATAATGTGTAAAAACATCTTTAATTTTAATAATTCTAACGATCCTAATGGCCCTGGAAAAATTCAATTTCCATCAACTTACGATGATGAATTTGAAGAAGATTCATTTACTGAAACAGAAGAAGTTGAATATTCGGAAATAGACTATGGCGAAGACGAAATTTAATCCAATTCAAAATAATACCATTCAACATTTTTTAATTTATCTAGATAAAATAGATAAAGTTTGTTGGTGGACGGAAAAAGAGTTATATAAAAGAACAGTTGAAATTTATAAAGTAAAGGTTAATTAATGAAAATTATCAAACCGTATTATATAATTGAAACTCCCATTATCAACGAAGAAGAAATTTTAGTATTCATTGAAAAAGCAGGTAGAACAGCTTATAAAAGTGAAGATCGAATTACATCTGATTCTGCCAAGAAATTTATTGCCAGTATTATCAAGAGCGGTCACGAATCTGTTATCGAACATTTTACAATTAGTGTAAGATTTATTTGTGATCGCGGAATATCACATGAACTTGTAAGACACAGAATTGCTAGTTTTACTCAAGAATCAGGAAGATATTGTAACTATAGCAAAGACAAATTCAATAAAGAAATCACAGTAATTGAACCTTTCTTTTGGGAAAAAGATTCTATTCAATACTTACTTTGGAAAGAACATTGCGAAGATGCTGAACTAACATATTTAGCACTACTTGAAGAAGGGGCTACGCCAGAACAAGCACGTTCCGTACTTCCCAATTCTTTAAAAACAGAAGTTTTTCAAACCATGAATTTGAGAGAATGGAGGCATTTTCTGAAACTTAGAACTTCTAAAAAGGCACATCCTCAAATGCGAGAACTAGTAATTCCATTATTACGAGAATTTCAAAGCGAGTTTCCAACTTTTTTTAGTGATATAATTATAGAGGAGTAAAAATAATGAAAAACAATCTAACAGAAATTGTATTTATTTTAGATCGAAGCGGCTCAATGCAATCTCTTACCGATGATACCATTGGAGGATTCAATTCTTTTGTTGATCAACAAAAGAATGAACCAGGAGAAGCTTTGCTAACTACAATTTTATTTGATAGCAAATATGAAATTCTTCATAACGGAACGAATCTTAAAGACGTAAAACCCCTTACAAAAAAAGAATATTATGTTCGCGATACAACTGCTTTACTTGACGCTATTGGAAAAACAATTAACGATGTAGGTCATCGCCTTGATAACACAAAAGAAGAAAATAAACCGTCTCAAGTTATTTTTGTTATTACTACAGACGGTCAAGAAAATTCCAGTAAAGAATTTACTGCACAGCAAATTAAAGAAATGGTTGAACATCAAACCAACGTTTATAACTGGAAATTCGTTTTCCTGGGTGCTAATATGGACGCTGTAGATGTTGGAAGTCAATATGGAATTAGTTATGCCGCTACATATTCTGCAACAACTCGCGGAACTAAAAGCGTTTATTCTACTGTTACCAACTTAGTAAGTAATAGTCGTACATCTGGTGAAATTGATGAAAATTGGTCAAAAACAATTGAATGAGCGGTAATACTGATAATTTTGAAAATAATAACATAGAATTCAAACCTCCCGTAATAGGTGTTTTTCTATTGCTTATTCCAACTATGTGTTTGATCTATGCTGTTATTGGAATAATTATCCATTTTTTAATTCATCATTTGCATTTGCTTTAGTTTATCAATTTTCATATCGTTCTCTTGACAACAATTTAGCATCGTGTTATTATATCAATAGCACGATGCTTACATAATAAAAAGAGTATTTATATAAAATAATAATGAAAATTTCAAATTTTCCGACAAAAAAATATCAGATCATATACGCTGATCCACCCTGGACATTTCGTACATATTCTGAAAAAGGCAAAGAGAAGAAATCTCCTGAACTGCATTATGATTGCATGAGTTTAGAAGATATTTATAATTTACCTGTTCAGGATATTTCTGATGAAAATTGCATTTTATTTTTATGGGTAACAAATCCTTTATTACAAGAAGGATTGGAAACAATTAAAAAATGGGGATTCGCCTACAAAACAGTCGGTTTTTCTTGGTATAAGAAAAATAAAAAAGCCGATAGTTTCTTTTACGGTTTGGGATATTGGACAAGAGCCAATGCAGAATTGTGTTTATTGGCAACAAAAGGAAATCCATCTAGAGAAAGTAGAGGTGTTCACCAAGTAATTAATGATGAATTATGGGACACAGAACAAATTGTATCTAGAATTCGTGAGCATAGTCGAAAGCCAAACGAAGTAAAAAATAAAATAATTGAACTATGTGGAAACTTACCAAGAATTGAATTATTTTCACGAGAACAATCTGAAGGTTGGGATTCTTGGGGAAATGAAATAGATAAGTTTTAATAATACATAATAGCATAAAGGAGAAAACATAATGACTAAAAAACCAAGGAAGGTACGAACTTTTTGTATTGTTTCAGATGAAGATGGACATAATTATGTTTGCCCCACTGATAAAGCTGAGGATGCTTATGAATATTTTGAATTTGTTGGTAACGACTTGGCAAGTGAGAAATTTGACGGAGAACCAGAATGGTTAGTATCTGTCAATGGCTCGGTTAATAAAGTACATTTTTCACATTTTGAAATTGAAGACTAAATATAAACAGGAAAATATAATGAATAAAAATGGTTTTTTATATGTTGTTACAATGTATCGTTATGCCAGTAAAGAAGATCATTCCTATGTTCTTGGCGTATACGATAATCCCAATGAAGCAATTAAACATGGAAAAGTGGAAGAACTTTGGCGAGGAAATAAATATACATGTGAAGTTCTCCGCCTTAAGTTAAACGATACTACCAATGATTTTGATGAAATCATTCTTTCAGTTGAGCGAAATAAAGCTGATGATAATATTGCAGAAATGAACTTCTTTGATTGGTGTCCATAAAATGAAACGTATTTATCGTAATCTAGACTTCGATGATGTTTTAATCAAACCTATTCCTTCTCAGGTAAATTCTAGAGAAGAAGTAGATATTTCTGTAAAATTATCTGATAATTTTACTTTACAATTTCCTTTAATTGCATCGCCCATGCGAGGTATTGTAGATGCCAACTTTGCATCTGTATTGTCTGACTTAGGAGGTATTGCAATTCTTCATCGCTTTTATAATTCAAAAGATGAATTATATTCTGATGCTAATTTACTACTCCAAACAAATAAGAATTTCGGTATGTCAATTGGATTAAATGATAATGATTATATAAACATCTTAGATCGTTATCAGCCTAAAATTTTAATTGTAGACGTTTCAAATGGGTATACGGAATCTTTATCATGCTTTTGCGAAGAAGTAAAAAACTATATTTTTTCTAACAATTTAAATACTCTACTCTGTTCAGGTAATGTATGTACCGTACAAGGCGTAGAAAGTTTAAGAAACTCAGGAGTAGACATTGTTAGATTTGGCATTGGAACAGGTCAACTATGTACCACTCGCATTGTTACCGGAATTGGAAATCCAAGTGTTTCAGCTTTACAAGAAGCATCCCAAATAAATGATGTAATTATTTGTATGGATGGAGGAATAAATTCAAGTGGCAACTTTGTAAAAGCCATTGTAGCAGGAGCAGATTTATGTATGGGAGGATCAATTTTTGGGAAAACGTTCGAAAGCCCCAATGACGGTAGTATATTCGGAATGGCGAGTCGCAAGTTAAATGAAATGATGTATACCCGAATTAAATCAATTGAAGGTATAGAAAAAACAGTTACGAAAGAATATTCACTCGAACAACTTGTAGAAGAATTTTCTTGGGGAATTAAAAGCGCCGCAACGTATTTAGATGCAAGAAACTTGTTTGAAATTTGGGCAAATGGAAGTTTTATCCAATTAAAATAAAAGGGAGATTTCATAATGAATAATAAAAAGTTTTCTGTTAAAGGCATTGTATTCAATGAAGTAAAGCAAGATGCAAATAATCTTAAATATGGAGAAATTAAAGTTTATCGAGGTCAATTAACCTTACTTGCTAGAGGTCTAAAGTTTGATCAAGCAAAAAAAATTCGAAGAGAAAATTCGGCTATTAATGCAAGCATCTTCCCTGATTGTCCAGAACCAGAATTAAAAATTATTAAATTGAACTGAGTTAAATTAAAATGACTCCTAATCTTAATCAATCTATTGCTGAATTAGTAAGGTTGTTCAATATTTTCAATGATGAATTGTTTGAGGGTGAACTTTCTGAACCTATCATTACAATTCAAAGTTCATGTAAAAAAAATGCTAATGGATGGTTTGTACCATCTATTATCTGGACAAATAATGCTAGAACTTATGGAAAACCAGAAATTAATATTATTGCGGAAAGATTAAATCGTCCTCATAAAGATATTGCTGAAACTCTTTTACATGAAATGATTCATCTTTGGAACTATATAAAAAATATCAAAGATTACAATGGAGAAATTCATAATAAACGATTTAAAAAAGCCGCAGAAGAACACGGTTTAAATGTTGAAAAAGATAAAAAGTTTGGATGGGCTTTTACTTCTTTTAATGAAGATGGAGAAAAAGTTTATAATGGAATCGATGCAGACCTAGAAGCTTTTTCTATGTATCGTATTCCAATAGAAAAACCAGAACGAGAAAAAACTACAAGCTATAAATATACTTGTCCTGAATGTGGTAAAAAATTTACAATTAAGCACGATGTAGAAGTCACTTGCAAAGATTGTAATACTGAATTCGATATGGAAGAAAAGAATCCAGAAGAAGAATCGGAAAATTAAAATGGAACTAATTGCGCTCTTAGATATAGACGATGTTTTAGCTGACACTGTTCCGGCATGGCTAAAACTTTATAATCGCAAATATAAACAAAAACTACGAAAGGAGGATATTTTAGATTGGAACATTGCAAAATACACTGTTCCTGAATGTGGAGATAAAATCTACGATTTATTGAAAAGTAAATCTTTATACAAACAAATAAAACCTTTACCGGATGCACTAGAAGGTGTAAACTTATTGAGAAATACGGGTTTTACAATTGTATATGCTACTGGTGGAAAACCAGAATATTCAGCATATAAACAAGAATGGTTAATAAATAATGGATTCTTTCAAAGAGAGGATCGTTATATACAAACTGCAAGTAAACATCTAATTCGAAGTCATTTAATTATAGATGATAACTATGACAATATTTGTAAAAGTCAAGCGTTTGGGCTTTTGTTTAATTGTCCGTGGAATCAACAATATGATTTTAAAAATAGAATGATGGGATGGAATGAAATTATAAAAGTTATAAAAGATTATAAGGATAGTATTGTATGAAAAAGATTGTGGTTATTGGAGGTAATGCGAATCACGGAAAAGACACTTTTGGCAAATACTTAAAAGAACAGTTAGAACAAAGCAGCAATAAAGTTTTAATCATGCATTTTGCAGATTATTTAAAATATATTTGTAAAGAATATTTTCAATGGAACGGTGAAAAAGATATTGAAGGAAGAACGTTATTGTAATTTGTTGGAACTGATAAAATTCGTTCTGCCTATCCTAACTTTTGGGTAGAAAACATTGAAAATTTTACGCATATATTTAAAGATGATTTTGATTATTTTCTTTTATGTGATTTTAGATTTAAAAATGAATACTGGTATTTCAAAGATTTAAGTTATCCAATAATTTCAATAAAGGTAAACCGTATAGGTTATAAAAGTAATTTAACACCAGAACAGCAATCCCATCCTAGTGAAACGGGTTTAAATGATTTTGAATTTGATTTTGTAACTTATATCGAAGAGGGATTAGAAAATGTTGAAAGCGCAGTAGAAAGATTTATAAAAATTTATCAGTTATAATTCATATCAATAAGGAGGTATAAAAGTTGAAACTATATAAATTCTACAAAAAGGGGTGTCCACCATGTTATTCTTTATCCCGGATTTTAAAAACTATCAATATTCCTGAAAACATTGACGTTATTAATGTAGATACCGCAATTGAAAGCAATAAAGAGTTAATTAATATTTTTGACATAGATCAAATTCCGGCACTAGTTTTTGAAAATGGAGAACAATTAATTGGAATGCATAGTAAATTAGAAATAGAACAATTTTTAAGAAAGGTGGAATAATTAGTTTGGAAAATTCATTTTCAAAATCAATCATGAATCTTCGTTATTCATGGGACAAAGAAAACGGAGAAAAAGAGACTTGGGAAGATATTGCCTACAGGGTTGTTCCAAATGTTTTCAACATTGTAGACTTTAAAGGTAAACAAGATATTGTCAATGAAATCATTCAATTATTTATCAATAGAAAATTTATCCCCGGAGGTAGATTTTTAGCACAAGCAGGTAGAAGCTACCACCAAACAAACAATTGTTTTTTACTTCGCGCGGAGGATAGTCGTGAAGGATGGGGAGATTTACTGAATAAAGCAACCTTATTCTTAATGAGTGGTGGAGGAATTGGAGTAGATTACTCTAACCTACGCCCAAATGGATTTCCTTTAAAAAGAAGCGGAGGTTTTTCCTCCGGCCCTTTACCGCTAATGAAAACCATCAATGAAGTAGGACGTGGGGTAATGGCAGGAGGAAGTAGGAGAAGTGCAATTTGGGCAGGATTAAAATGGAATCATGATGACATCGAGTCTTTTATTGCTTGCAAAAATTGGATTCCAGAGGTCAGAAAATTAAAAGAAAAAGATTTTGATTTCCCTGCAACAATGGATATGACAAATGTATCGGTAATTTTAGATAAAAATTTTTTTGATGCTTACCATAATGAAAATAATTCACAACATTCTTTAGCGCAAAATATATATTGGCAAACAATCAAAAAAATGATCAAAACAGGAGAGCCGGGTTTTAGTGTGGATTTCGACAATCCGAATGAGTCTCTTAGAAACGCGTGTACAGAAATTGTTTCTGAAGACGATTCTGATGTATGTTGTCTTGGTTCAATCAACTTAGCAAATATTTCATCTATGGAAGAATTAAAATATGTTACAGAGTTAGCACAATTATTTTTAATTGTCGGAGTAAAATATTCAGATGTACCCCATCCTAAGGTTGAAATAGTTAGAGAGAAAAACCACAGAACAGGATTGGGATTAATGGGAATTCACGAATGGCTGATTCGTCATAATCACGCCTATGGTCGCAATGAAGAATTAGCTGGCTGGTTACAAGTTTGGAAAGACACATCGGATAATTCAGCTTTAAATTGGTCAAACCAATTAGGATTTAACACACCAATTAAAAAACGTGCTTTAGCACCAAATGGCTCTATTTCTATTGCGGGTGGAATGACAACATCTGGATTAGAACCCATTTTTTCAACAGCATATCAAAGGCGTTATCTAACGCCTGACGGATGGAAAAAGCAATATGTAGTTGACTTTGTTGCTGAAAAATTATATTCGGAAGGATATAATATTGACAACATTGAAGATGCATATTCATTAAGTTTCGATGTTGAAAGACGAATTGATTTTCAAGCATTCCTTCAAGAATATGTAGACAATTCTATTGCTTCAACAATAAATTTGCCCACTTTTGGAACAGCAGGAAATGAAAGCGTTGAGGATTTTGGAAACATTTTAATTAAACACTTACCAAAGCTTCGAGGAATCACGGTATATCCAAATGGAGCAAGAGGGGGTCAACCCCTTACCCCTGTAGAATTTGAATTTGCCATCAATCGAAAAAACGTAGTTTTTGAAGGTAATGAAGAATGTGAAAATGGAATATGCGGAGTATAATAAATAATCAAATAAAATAAAATATTTATTATAAGTTATAAAAATAAATATGAATAAAAATATTCTAAGTTATGAAGAAATAATGTATTTTTTAAAACAAGAAATAAAAACCGGCCCATATGCCCACATGACATTTGAAGAAAAATTTTGGTTACAAGTTAATATTAAATCAAAAAATGAATGTTGGGAATTCACTAAACATTTATATAGCAATGGATATGGAATGTTTAATATAAGTTATCGATCAGTATTAGCCCATCGATTATCTTATATGATACATTATGGTAAAATTCCAGACAATAAAATTATTATGCATTCTTGCGATAATAGAAAATGTGTTAATCCTTTTCATTTATCAGCAGGAACTCAGAGTGAAAATGTACAAGATATGCTGTCTAAGGGTAGAGATAATTTTTCTAAAGGAACAAATCACTTTCGATGTAAGCTAGATGATAATCAAATTAAAGAAATTATCGATGCTAGGAAAAAAGGAATACCAGGAAAAGAATTATCTGAAAAATATAACGTATCTTGCCCTCAAATATATAGAGTCGCTAATGGAAAAAGGAGAAACAATGCTAATAAATGAATATGTAAAAAATTCTCAGCGCACTTTGGCAAAATTAGACAATAAACAACTAGACAATTTACATGTTACTCTAGGAATGCTAACCGAAGTTGGAGAACTTGCAGATCAATTCAAGAAAAATATGGCATACAATAAAGAAATTGATTGGGTCAACGTTCAGGAAGAAATCGGAGATTTAATGTTTTATGTTGCGGGTTTTTGCACTATCAACAACTTTGACCTAGAAAAAATTCTCTCTAAGAACATTGAAAAACTAAAAACCCGTTATCCAGAAAAATTTACTGAAGAAAACGCCATTAATCGAGATTTAAATAAAGAGCGAGAAGTTCTAGAAAAATAGTAAATTTTTATCAAAAAAACGAAAAAAAATAGGTTGCTAACGCGTGTTAGCAACCTATTTTTTGCAAAAATTATCGAAATTTTACCTATAAAATATTTCTTTTATTATAAATCAACTTTATACCAATAATCGCTATAATTTCCTCGTATACCATAAACTAATCCAACCTAAATCGGTTCTTCCCCAACCGTCTAACTCTTCTAAAATCACAACACTATTTTTGTAAAGATAATATTTTCCAGTTTTAGCATAGCCGACTCCTGGGCCTGTTCGAATAGTTAAAACATAAGCATTTATTTCTGCTTGATAGGGAATAAATGAAGGTAATGGAATAATTTCTTGATCGCCAAATATTTTTTCAAATTCGACAATTGGCATTAGGTTTACATCAATGGGGCGATTTGCACATCCTGGCAAAATCAATCTATCGCCAGAAGTTTGCCATATGGATATCTTAGAAGTTGGATTTGGGGCAACATACGGTATCCAATACAACCTAGAAAGCATTTGCTTTAATACATCATAAGTAATAAATATACGCTGAGGAGGATACATCGAATACAAATAACCAGCAATCCAATACATTACATCACTAGGCCAATAATCTAGTAAATTATATCGCCAAGGGCCAGTATAAACAATTACTGTAAATCCAGAATTTCTCAATAGAGAACATAAACCTCTTACTACTTTTCCATATCCCGCTCTTGTTACTCCAAAACGAACAATTTCAACATCTATAGCAATAATTTTGCATCCCAAAGGAATGTTTTTAATTATAAAATCATATTGATTTTGCGCTGAAATTAAAGGTGAAACTACCCAATATGGAAATTTATAAAAATTATTTGCTTCATACCACTGTTTCAGAAAATTATTGTCTAATTTCAATTGTCCAGTTGTGGTATTCATTCGAATAATTAAATAATCAATTCCCCCTTCTTTAATTATTTCTTCATCGATATTTAATGAACCTTCCCATACATCAAAACCTATTTTATATTGACTTAAATCAATCATTATGTTATTTTCTCCTAAAAAACTAATAATTTTATCCAAAACCATATAACGATAATACTGTTCCCGCTCCCAAATTTCTACGGGCACTATCGGAACCTAAAGTAAAAATACGTAATTGAGTAATTGCACTTCTAGATTTCCATACGCCGCCTTGTAAACTTGCCAATGGCTGACCTCCCCCATAGCCAGCAGGAAGATAACTAGCGGTAAATCCAGAAGCATTTTTATAAAAGCCACTACTTCCGCTGTAATTAGGAATTACTGCAAACACCGTTGTTCCATATCCATATGTTATTCCCGCAGTATAATTATTAACATAACCAATTAATATACTTCCTATATTAGATGCGGTACTTATTACTTCAAAGGGAGATGTGGTAGAATACCAATACGTACTGCTATAATTAGCACTATTTGCATCCCCATTAAAATCTATTCCCAATAATACATTTCCAGTTGATGTTGCATAGCCAGAACAAGTTGTTCCCATAATTATCAAATGCTTGTGAGTTTGGGTGATTCCTGTGAAATTTGCTTGCCCTGCTCCCGTAAATTCATCTATTTTTTCTAACCGTCCTAAAATAGTTGTAATATTCGCATTTAATGTAGTAATTGAACCACTAATAGAAGTGGCTTGATTATTTAAATTGGTCATAGATGCGCTAACACTACCACTCAATGCAACGAACGATGCACTAACTTGCCCCGCCCAACGATCAATTGTTTTCATATTGCTGGTATCAGAACCAGACATATTTTGCGTCCAAGTTAAAAAACTACCCGATTGATCAGTAGTAGCATTATATAAAATTAAACCTAAATTCGTACTTAAAGATGTCATTTAATAAACTCCATATAAACTAATTACAGTATTTTCTAATAAATTATATCTTGTAGTATCACCTATTGTACTAAACATTCTAATTCGAGTAATTGCATCAGTACTTAAAAAAGTACCACCCTCTAATGCAACCATTGTTGTAGGAAATAAGAAAAAATAAATACTATTAAATCCCGTTGCTGTTTTATAAAATCCACTACTTCCAGAATAATTTGGTATAATCGCAAATATGGATGTTGAATAGCCACTACTACCAGAAAGATAATTATTAATGCTACCTATGGGAATACCACCAACAATATATTCTCCTGCCATATATTCAGTAATATTATCTCCATAACCAGTTTGAACATAGCGAACACCTTTATAGTTACCGCTTGTTAAATCAGAATTAAAATCACATGCCAGCATAGAACTTGCGCTTGTTACGCTACCAGCAGTAGTGCCCATTATTAATAAATGAGTATAATTTTGAGAAATACTATTAAAATCTACCTGACCTGAACCAGTATGCTCCGCAAGTTTTACAATTCGATTACTTGACAATACAACATTGGCACAACCAGAAATAACTTGCCCCGCATATAAAGTAAGCAATGTATCCATTCCTGAAAAATATGACGTTGACGAATTGTCTATTTCACTTATATCTGAAATTGCAGAACCAGCAAAACTATCAATTGTCATCATATTACTATTAACTATTCCATCTAAATCTGCTCGATACATTTCGAAACTTTGTTCTTTATCTACTTTATGATGATATAAATTTAAACTTAAATTTGTTGAATTACTCATTTTACTATTTATCCTGTACTAGTAGTAATCGTTAAAGTTAATTCATTAACATTAATATAATCAGGCAATGTAATTCCATCTAAAGCATCCGTTGCAGGAATAGTGCTTGCGGATGTACTATTTAATCCAGATAAAATTGATCCTGAAATATCAGAAATCGATAAAGGATCATAAAATTCCAACAAACCCGTTCGAATTACGTTGCTTCCTGTAACTACATATAATGTTTTCTCTGTAGTAGGATAATTATTTGGCATTATTCAATCTCCCTAATTAATGTAATAATTCCTTGTGCGGGAATAACCGTACTTCCATCAGAAAAAACAATTTTTGGTTGATAACTATATTTTCCTGCTAATCCATCCGTATCTTCGGGAACAAATAAAACAGTAAAAACATTTGTTGCAGTTATACTTCCTGTTTTTGTTAATAACGCTGTACTTGAGCCATATTCCGCTAATCTCAAGGTGCAAGTTGCTCCAGTTAAATCAATTGCTGTTTCATTTTGATCAACAACAGTAAATTTAAGTTGATAAGTTGTTCCTGCAACAAATGAAACATCTCCGAGAGAGTTAATTGTGCTATACGATGTACTTAAAGCCATATTTATAACTCCTTTCTTTTATAAAATTATGAACCTATTGACACGTACTCAATTAAAAAATTATCTGTAGAAAAAATTGAATCGTACATCGTAAACGATTGCAAATCCAAACCTTCTGCATATGTATAATCTTTTCTTTGCATTACACCATTTATATATACGCGTAATGAATTGGCTAAATAAACCGATACTGTAGAAAAATCAGTTCCCGTACTTCCCGTTAAATCTTCAATAGTAACAATATTACTTCCTGGCTCAAGTCCTGTTCCACCAATAAAAATGCCATTACGAAACATAATTTGACCCCCTCCTGCCATATCGAGAGTCGCATCAATCCCAATGTTTCCATCTGCATCATATAATTTAGGATCACGAAGAGTTACACCATCTTTATTTATTGAAACATTGGCAATACCCGTAGTAGAATTTATATTTTCAATAGATAAACTAGAGCCAGCCAGAATTGTACCAACTAAATTTGAACTTTTAGTACCATAAACAATAATTCCATCGGGAGTAACAACTTTTCCAATCATCAATGATTTATTATTTTTCCAATCATTCCAATTAGAATAATTAAAATCTACAGTGGATGTAGTTTGAATTGTATTTCCCATGAAATCAGAAAAAATAAAACTAGAATCATCTAATCTTTGTCGATTCGATAATGTTATTTTAAATTTTTCAGGATCATCATAGGTGAATTCATATTGTAACAATGTAGCAGTAATTGTATAACCTTTTCCTGTATCTACTGTAATCTGATCACCTAATTCTAATTGATCAATAAAATGAGAATACTCTTGCAAAGCAAGAAAATTTACGGAATTAATTGTAATTTGATAACGAGGAACAGATAATTTTGCCAGTGTTTCTACGGCTTTATCGTATAATTTTTGTGTTTGCTCTTGAATTTCTGTTTCCGTCATAGAATCTGTTATAATAATAGTATTATCAGTAAAACCATTTTCAAAAATAAAATTATTTAATTCTAACCATTGAGCATTAGTAAAATTATCAGTATTTGAAAAAGCCAATAATCCATTTACTGTTTCCATTCCTTGAGTTACCGAAGAAATATCATCAATTATTTCATCTACCACAATTGTTTGATCATTGACATATATTGTATCAGTTAGTATTTGATTGTCAATATCCGTTGTATCTAAACCTTGTTGCAATCTAGCGGCACGTACTGCTTGATCGGCACTCAATTGAGCCTCATATTCCGCTAACAACGCCTGTTCAATAAGCCAATCGGTTTGTAGTTCCCCTAATTCAACCGCAGAAGCACTATAGGAATCGGCATAACTGTCAAACTTTGTTTCCCACGCATCAATGGCTGTTATTAAACTTTGACTCATCCAACTTGTAGTTTTATAATAATCAAAATTATAAACCGTATTTGTACCCAATGGATTGACACTCCTAATAGTTAAATCTCCACCTCCATTAGGATACAAGCAAGTTGCAATTTCATCGGTAATTTCATTATAATTTGTATTTTTAATTAAATTATCAAAGGATAAAAATATATCTGTTGCGTTTCCACTTCCGCTAGATGAAACAATTGAAATGGTTCTGTTTAAATAATCAAAATCAAAAATACAACCGTAAGATTTGGATGCTTCCTCATTTAATAACTGATATACGTTTGAGTTAGACACATCAAATGTTCTATAAATACTATTCAAACTCGATTCTACAGTTCCAATTTCCCAATTGAGAACCAAACTTATTACATGCCCCATCAGTGAATCAGGATCAGTAGGACTTCCAGAATTATAAAGTAAATAAGTTCCAGAAAAAGCATTTATTTTCTTATAAACTAATTCTCCGTCTAGCGATACGCAATCAACATCTTTAACGTAAATGCCTCCATTACTATTTTCAGACACATCCGAAATTAAAAAATATCCCAAATCTCCCAATAAGACAATTCTTTTTCCAGCAATATAGTCATATGCGTCTAAATCAACGCCGTCTATTTCTTCTGGAAATTTAAAAGATAATTCCGATAATGCGTTCCATTTAAATTTCAATTCAACGTCATATGCCGATTCCAGCGAATAGATTTGATCTAAGTTAGGATTACATAAAGTCATAGCAGGACGTTCTTGCTTGCTAAAATAATCAAAATTTTGTTGCATATTATGCTCCAATTTGTCTTAGGAATTGATATGTTAAAGACAATGAAGAAACACTTGATCCACTAACAGAAAGTACATTTACCCCAGGAACAAATCTCAAAAAATTCTTATTAAATTTACTCAATATAGGTGAACCAGTTGAACTTGTAATTATTCCTAAATCGTTATTTACGTTGACAATCTCAGACCCTAATAATCCGGTAAATGAAAAAATCCTATCGTCATCGTTGGCGTTTGTCATAGACAAATTTCCACCACTTGTTCCCATTGTAAAATTCAATGTTGGAAATAAATATCCGTTACTACAATGACTATTGTTTTGAAAAGTAATAGATGTTGGTAAAGGATTCGTGTATGTAATTGTTTTAGATCGAGTATAAGCAAATTGAGAATCTAGCTTACATGTTCCTGATACTCCATATACAACATTTCCTATTCTTCGAACTACAGGATCAGTAAATATACATTGCATGTAATATTCGTCCATATCATCCTGCATAATGGCAAAATTTCTATAACTCGATTTATTAAATAACCAATCTAAAATAAAACTCAACATAGAAGCAGTAATTTCATTTTCTGAAAAGAAAGCTACAGGAAATTCTAATCTAGAAGTATATTGTATTCCGTAAAAATAAGGTTTAGGCTTTTTATAAATAAATGTTTCTAAAATTTCAGTATTCCCACTAGCCCTATTGCTACTCATTCCTCCCGCTTCTATACTCGCTATTTGTAAACCATAAGTATCTGAATCGATACTATCATAAACAAAAGATTTAGCGTGAAATGCCATAATAATTTCTCCTTAAAAGGGGAAGACATATATTTTATACATCTTCCCCTTTTTTATTTTATTTTATATCTATATTTATGTTTATGTTTGAAATAGTTGCGCTCCTCGTGTATAACCACGTTTTGTTAAACTATTGTTTAATTGTTTGATAACCTCATTAGCCACGACTCTAACATCACTTAAAACGTTTTCATCTAAGTTACCTTCAACATTAATTAAATTCTGAATTACAATATCCCCAACGGAACTTATGTTCCCCCCAATTATATTTGTAGTTAAAGAATTCAATAACGACGATAATCTATCCCCTCGTAAGAACGTGTCGGCTCTAAATCCTCCAGTTATCATTTCAGGATTAAAACCATATTTGCGACCACCTGTAATCATTTCGGGAGAATGAGAATCACCATCTCCCCTAAATCCACCAGTTATCATCTCAGGATTAAAGCCGTATTTACGACCACCCGTAATCATTTCAGGCGCATCCGTAGGATCGGCTCTAAATCCACCAGTTATCATCTCAGGAGAAAAACCTTCTCTACCATTACCCCTAAATCCTCCTGTAATCATTTCGGGAGAAAAGCCCTCTCCGGTATCAGCCCTGAATCCACCAGTAATCATCTCAGGATTAAAACCACGATTGGTTTTTCCAAAAGTTGAACTATCGTTACCACTATCGCCGGGAATATAAGAATTACCACTACCAAAATCGCTTTTTCCAAGAATAACATCTAAAAGATTGTTATACTCTTCTAATGCTCTTACGGCTTCATTCCACGCTCGAACAATGTCTTCTTCAATGCCGGAACCATAAACTTCATTCCATGCTACCAATTCTTCATATAAATCCGGCCCCATTTGTGCCATTCGTTCTAATGCCGCTTGACCAATCAAACCAGACTTACTCAAAAATTCATCAATTGCATCAATGGTATCTTGCAAAACATCGTATTCTTGATCTAATAAGTCAAATTGGGTTTGTAATAAAGTCTTTTGATTTTCGATATATTGTTTATATAACTCATACTCTTCATCGAGACGATTTTCCGTTAGTTCTATTTCGTGTTCTCTCTGAGTTTCGTCTAGATCAGAAAGTTCTTCTTCCAATTCTTCCCGTAGTTCTAATTGACGCTTTTTTGATTCCGCCGAATCGTCTAATGCAAGTATAGCTAATTCTCTTTGAAGTTTTTGAATAGATTTATTTTTATCTGCTATTTCTTCTTGATAATCTAATTCATCTTCTTGTGTTTCGAGAATTTCTTTTCGAGTATCAATGATTTTCTCATAATCTTCTAGTTGTTTATCTAAAGCGGCCTGCTGTTGCTTTATTATTTCTTGTTCTTGACGAAGAGCATCTTGCTTTTCTCGAATCAATTCTTTTTCAGCTTCTTTTTCTTGCCGAATAAGATTGATAATCATCTGATAGAGGTTTGCGCCAGAGTAAGTAGGTTCTTCTTTAGCTTTTTCTTCCTTGCCGCCACCACCGCCACCGCCGCCTTTAGGTTTTTCGGGAACTGTTGATTTTCCTGAATCTGACCAATCATAACCCATTGCACCATATGCAACACCTTCATCGTCTACCGTTACATGAAAACGAATATAATAATCACCAGCCGCCGCCAATGCCGCTAATCTAACTCTATCTAAAACAGCAATGGCTTCCTCACCCGCACCTGACATAGCCAATGTAACGAATTCGGTCATGCCTTGAACAACAGCAGAAGTATTTGCATCAATAAGACCCCAAGCGGTTCCAATATCGTCCATCATTTTAAAAGCTGCTTGCTGTATTGCTAAAGCTTGAGCAGGAGGAAGACGACTTAAATCCATTTGCATAACACGTTGTAACATCATTCCATAAATGATGCGTCGTGTCGCTAATTCATGTTCAGCGGCAAGCGCATCAACCGCCCTAGAGGTATTGTTAAATTCTTCTTTTAATTTAATTAACTCAGCCCTTTGTTCTTCAGAAAAAGGCTGTGCTTCAACCCTCATAATTTGTACTCTTAATTCCGCTAATTTATCAACAAGTTCGTTATGACTTTCTATATAGCTATCACGAGCATCAGTCATACTTGTATCTAAAGAAGCCGCAAGATCACTGAAAAGACCAGCAATTTCATTGCGCGCATCTTCGGTAGCAGGAATTAAGTCATTTTTAATCATCTCGACCCATGCGCCAACAAGGTCTGCTTGTATATACAATTCAGCACTATAAGGATTAGCTTCAGAAACACCTCTAGCTTGCAAAGCAACTAAATCTGCTTGTGCTTGAATGTACGCTCTTACTGCTTCTTCGTTTAGTACTAATTGATCCCCTTCAAGTACAAGAAAGTCAGTATAATCCTTATTGACAGTAGATAATGCCGCAATGTCATCAGCAGATAATTGCTGTCCACTTTGCGATTTGCTTAATAAATCTAAATAAACTTTTAATTCAGTATTTAAATTTGTAATTATTGTAGATAAATCGCCAAATCCCCCCGCAATTTGAGGAGCAATAGTTAATGGTTTTGGAAGATTAACATTACCTCCAACATCTTTCCAATCATCAACTGCCATCGCTTCCTTTCTGTTTGCACCAACATCTTGCCAGCCAACAGAAATAGCGGCTAATACATTAACATAATGTTCGTATTCGATTATAAGAGATTTAGCGGCAGAAATTTCATTATTTAAAGTCTCATATTCTTTACCCATTAATCCGCTAATATCTTTATGGGTTTCTAAATATTTACCTAGTTGAGTTAATTGTTCTTCGGGAGTACCATATAAATTAACTCTTTGCCACGTAGGGCCAGCCCCACTCATCGTTTTTGCTTCTAGGAATTTTTTTTGTTCTTCATAGGCGCGCTTATTCTTATTAATAAACTCTATTTCTTCAAATTTTGCTTTTTCTTTAAGCCATTCAATATTTTCATCAATCGCTTGGCTATTCCTATCAATGGCATCTGAATATAGTGTAATACCCTCAGTTAGCCCGCCATATTTAGTATTTACAATTGTTTGTATGTCAAGTAATCTAATTAGATCATCTGAATTTTTATTTTGTTTATTTGCTAATGCTTCATATTCTTCAGCTAAACTAGAAAGTTCATTTTTATTATCATCTGTTTGGCGTTTTAATTTTTCAAAATTAGTATAGGTTTCAACTGCTGAAGTATTTAATTTATTAAATAAAGCAATTAAACCAACAACGGCTAAACCTAACGCCATTCCTCCCATAGAAATAGACAGCGCATTTACTGCCGTACTAGTCATAGTGACAGTACCAGTTAAGCTGATAAACGCGGTAATTAATGTATATATTGTACTAGTTAATCCCGGTATAACTAAAGCGAGTTTAGTTGCCATAAAAGTAAATAAAGCTACTAATGCAATATTGACAACTCCCAAACTATCAGCAACTTCTAATAGAACAATGCCAAACTCAAGAAATTTTTTTACCAATTCTTCAGTAATGGTATCTTGAACTAATTTTTCCCAAGTTGCAGTAAATCTATTAGTGGTTGCCTCTAAACCTTCCATATATATACCGAATCTTTGGGCGGCAAGTCCAGAGGATTCCATTTCTTCTGTAAGTAAATTTTGCGACATAGACCAGTTATCAAGTAATGCTATCAGCATATTGGCTTGTCTCGTACCAGCCAAAGCTTGAGTTATACTAGATCGTGTAACATCATCAAATGTTTTCCATTTATCTGCTACATCAGCCAAAACATCTTCCATGTTTCTGAAAGTTGTATCGTTTTCTCTTAACTGAATATCAACTCTTTTTAATGCCTCTTCCACATTATTAATGGATTGCCCTTCTTCGTCTAAATCCCCCAATCGTATATTTTGCATTCGAGTAAAAATGGTTTTGCATCTGTTACTTTCATACAAATGTTATTTGTATTACTGACCATATTTACAATATCAATATGGCGAAATAGGTACTTCTTTAAAGTGTCTTTACACTTGACCTATTTTCTACAGTTTAATTTTTATTGGCATATCTGTAGATCGGACTATCACATCATCATTTTACATGATGTTCTCTTGTTTAGTCTCTCGACGTGCGATTTCAAAAAATTATTGTTCAAAAAATGGAACTAAAACGTTATCGTTTAGTTTCAATAAATTATTATTTAAAAAATAATTCATTGAATGATAATTTTTTAATTTTCCATTACTCCGAACATATTTTTCAATTAATTTTTTGCATAAATCAGGACGTATATTTATATCATCTTCCCAAAGATATAAAATATATCCACCTGTTTTATTAAAAACCGATTCTTTTTTTCTTTTATCTTTATCTATATTTTTAATTTGTTTTTCATTTTTTGGCTCATTGTAATTTCTTATATCACAATGCCAATATTTTCCCATTATTTCAATCATAATATCATCACTAATATAAACGTCTAATAAAAAACCATTAATAGAATATTCTATTTCAAATTTTAAATTCATTTCACAAAGAATATCACAGGTTTTAATATGCGGTTTTGTCAGACTAGTATTCATTGATGCAATTTTACATTTTTTAGAACAAAATTTAGGTTTTCTTTTTCGCAATTTAATGTCAAAAGTCTTTCCACATTTTTGACATTTGACGATTCTATCAGCATCAGGAATATCATGATTGTAAGTTGGAGAATTTTTGCCAAAATATGTTTTACTTCTGTGTTCATGCCCACATTTAGGCGAACAAAATATTATTCTTTTTCTGTTACCCGCTCTCTCAAAAAATTTTCCACAATTGGGACATTCAACTTCTACTTTAGATTGTTTAGCAAAAAATATAGTACTACACTCATGAGAACAAAAAATATGATTGCCTTGTCTTTTATCTGGTGTAGAAAAAGAATTTCCACAATTTTCACAAGTATAACAAAAAGGACTATTTTCTTTTTTTATCTTAATCATTTTATTTCTACATTCTATTGAGCAAGTAATATGATTAGAATGTTTTTGATAAAATTCAATGCCGCAAATTTTACAATTTGATAGTTGCAAGTTTTCTTTTTTATATCTATATTCAAGTTGACAATTTTTACTACAAAAATTATTAATGCTCTTTTTACTATAACGACTACCAGAATATTCTTTATTACAATTCTTGCAAACTAACTCAAATTTATTACTATCTCTTTTGTTTCTTGCTTTATTTCTACAATCAACGGAACAATATTTTTTATTGCTAATTTTAGTAAATTCAATTCCACAAAAATTACAAATACTCATAATTTCTCCGCGGGAAGATAAAATATAAATTATAAAATACAGAATTTAAAATCGCTTCGTTCTTGTTGCCCCGCCAAAGGGTTTTCAAGCATTATAATAAACAATTATAATTATTTATTATAAATCATTAAAGAGAATTTTCATTTGGGGATTATTTATTATGCCCCAACGCCTCCATCTATTGTAACACATATTCATTAGCATTACAAAATTTTTAAAGGCTTCACCAATACTCTCAGCATTTCGCCTCGTTATACTCGAAACAGTTCCTATGTATGCAACGAGATTTTCAAAAGATACACCGCTAGTTTGTGCTACCGAACTAGTTCTACTTAATGCCTCTGCCAATTCTCCGACTGACGTAGCTGCCGCATTATCAACCGCAACCATCTTATCGATAGCGCCCGTAGTTTCTTCTACAGACATTTGATAACCGTTCATCACAGATGTTAAATACTCACTTGCTTGTGCGCTTTCAAGATTAGCAAGTTTTGAAATCATCATACTGTTTCTAACTAAAATTCCAGATTCTTCAGCACTTTTACCTTGACGAATAAACGTCAAAGAAGATTGCGCTACTTGTAAAGTTGTAGCACCCAACTCTAAAGCTAACTGATTATACTTACTTGCCAACTGACCAATTTTTTGACTACTCTCTCCAGTAACAATTTGAGTATTCGTCAATTCCTTATTCAAATCTCGAATATACTGAATACCATCTTGAATTTTTCTCATAGTGCCATAAATTGCCATTGTGCCCATACCCCATACGGCGATTTTCTTAATGGCAACATCCAACATGGAAGTAAAACTTAGTCCAGATTTATTAGCACTTCTCGTCGCCTCGTTAAATTTTGCAACTGAATTACTCAAATCTCCAAAAGCTAATTTAACTTGATCTAATGTTGCTTTCCCGCTTTTAAATGCGTCAAACATTTTATTATAATTAGTTAAAGCAACTTTTACCGCGCTATCTCCAAAAGCATCTTTATTTTTTATTTGTAATCTGTCAAGAGCCAATTCTTGTCTTTTAATGGCAATTTCTTTTTGACGATCTAGTTTTTCATTTTGAGCATATGCCTCACGCAACATTCTTTCTTTTCTCAGATTATATTCTTGATCCATCTGATAAGCAGAACGATACATTTGTTCTTGTTGCTTTGCAAATTTCTCTGCTTCCTTACGGGCTTGATCAATATTTTGAGCGGTACTACGAGATGCTAATTCCCACTTCCCTCCACTTTCGGCAATTTTCAAATACGCTTGTTGTACCAAATTCAATTTGTCACGATATTGAACAATTGCCCCTGTCACTTCTCCCGATGGGCTTTCAAAAATCTTAACTTTTCCAAATGCTTGCACATCGCCAAAAAGTTTTTCTACTTCTCTTTTTGCACTTTGAATAGCCTCATGATTTACTCTATCATCAAACAGTACAATTTTTCTTCCTGCCGCTAATTGATTTAATGTGGCTTGCACTTTTGAAAACTGTTGTTGAAGTTGTGCTTGATCTACAATCGCTTCAACTATAACTTGATATTTATTACTAGGTGGCATTAAAAACCTCCCTTCTTATAAAATTTGTTTTTATAAATTAAACATGGTATCAATAACTTCTTCGGTATGATCCTTAGAGTAATCTAGAGTTGTCTTAGGGTCTGAGTGATGTAGAAATATTTGAACTTGCTCTAATGGAAATTTTTTAGGAAGACCAGTATTTTTGTCTATAATTCTGGTATCTGCACCTTGCAACATACATTCCGTTCGACTATGCCTATAAGAATGGGGAAAAATATTTATTTCTTTTCCTTCCAATTCGGTTATAACTTTACGAATTTTCATAGTCCATTCATATAGAATCTCATATGATGCTTCTCGCTTATTTTCACCCTTTCCTACAACCCATAAACAGTCTATATTATCTTCACCTCTTTCATCTAACCATTGTCTAATCAATTCTTTTGTATCATCTAAATATACTAAAGAAAATACCTTTCCTCGTTTTCCTATTACCGAATTAGTTTTATTTCCATTTAATAAATTATATTTTTTTATTTGAGCAACTTCGTTTCGTCTTGCCCCACTATCAAACATAATCATATGAAGTACGGCAAGCTGTATTTCTCCCATTTCAATTAGCTTTTGCCGCACCCTCATAATCTGATCGAAAGTCATAAAAAAATCATTTTCATCTGTTCTTACTTTTTCTTTAGGCAAACCTTTTACTTTCTTTGCGACATTGGTTAAATACTCATATTCATCACTGTCTTCAATATAAGTTAACATAGACCGACACGCGCTCATTATGCGATTTGTTCTAGCATTAGACATTTGACAGTCATCACTTAACCAAAGACTCAATTTTCTAAAATCTTTTTTAGATAAATTTAAAAAGAATTGATTATCGCAAAATCTTTTTACAAATAATGCAATAATTCTAAGATCGTTTGCATACTGTATTAATGTGGTTTTCTTTATTTTTCTTTGACGATATTCTTGAAGAAAATCATCAATTATTTCTAAATTTTCTATATTGACCAATTTATATTCTTCTTCGTTATAAATTCTATTATAAACTTGTTTCTTTTTCATTTTTTATTTCTCACTTATCATTTCTTTAACTTTCCTTTATCTAACAAGTAACAAATTCCAACAGCACAAGCATCAGATTGATCGTCATTTTCGAAATTTAAGTAGGGCCATCTTTTTTTTATTTCTCTTTGCACATCTTTTTTATCAGCCCTCCCATTGCCCGTAACTGCCTTTTTTACAGTTGACGGAGCATAAAACAATTGTTCACAATCCCAAAAAACATAAGAAATTACACCAATAACTTTGAATAATGCTTGAGTACTAATGGAATAACGAGAAAAACCTTGTTCGAAGACAACAATATTTGTCGGATATTTTTCCCTAAGTTTTAGAAAAAAATCAGCAATTATTTTTAATCTATTTGCGTGATTATATTTTGCATTTGTTTGGATACTAAATACTTGCTTTGGTTTTCCTGTTTCAGATTCAAAAATACAAATTCCAGTATTGGCAAGAGATGAATCTATTGAATATATGTACATAAAAATTCCTTTAAATTTTAAAATTTAAAAAAAAAGAGTATGCCAAAGGGCATACTCTTTTAATAAAAATAATTATTTTTATTATTGCTTTTTACTCGTAAGTTTATCAAATTCGTGGGCTTTAGTTCCTAAAAACACAATTGTAAAAATCATCGCTACGATTGCAAAAATCGGAGCAATTTGATTTAAAACATCCACCGGAACATAAGTAACAGTAAAATAACCAGCCAAAGCAATAACTGCGGCCACTATAAAAAATATCCATTTTCTAACTTCGGATGCTTGATCTTGATATTTTTTACTTCTTTCTAAAATAAAACTGGCTACTACGGCACTTCCGCCTGAAGCGAATAGCCAAGTTAAAAATTGAATTAATGTCATTGTCATAAATAGTTTCTCCTTAAACCTTAATATAAACTATTCCTCTTTTTTTAAATTCATTTTCTAAAATTTTATTAACTGTTCCATTTTCAAGCATTTCTAAAAAAGGAGTCCAGAAATCTCTTGCGGCTGTCCAAAAACCACTTCCGAAAAGTGGGCCTGAACCACCACCAGCAACTAAATCAATTAACATATCACGAATATCATCTCCCCCAATCCAATAATTAGAGCCGTGTATAAAATCATCTGGATCATGAGAAAGCAAATCTGAATCGGCATAAATTTGATAAGAAATTCCTCGTCCACTAGACTTTAAAGGTTTTTTCTCCCACATTCCCAATAACCCTCCTGAATCTCCTTGTCGTGCATATGCCTTTGGACTATTAGCCTGATAAATAATTGTATCGATTAATCCTGCATCATCTGCTAATAAGTCTAATAATTTTTGTGCTACGCTATCCATAACGCCACTCATTATAGAAACCAAACCTTTAGTTAATTGTTCATCATTATAATATTGTGGCATTTATTTTATTCTCACTCCTCGTCTACAAAATTCTCTGTTTTATTATTTTGGCAACCCTTTTGCTTATATTCTTTTTTATATTCGCAAACACTACAAAAAAGATATTTTTTGAAATAAGTAACTCCATCTGAAAATTTCTTCTCAACAATTAATACTAAAGAATTTTCTTCACATTCAGGACACTTTTTATGATAGCCATTATTAAAAGAATTTTCTTCATCTTCATAATATTTATTTTTACTTTTGCTTTTATGTTTAGCAAACTTATTCTTCTTCATGATGAAATTAAAATTATTGAACCTTTTTCTTTCTTGATTTCCTTACAGGCTCCGCAGAAGGAGTTTCTTTTCTAGGATTGCCTGTTTCTGTAAGACCCGGATACTTTTTATTTAATTCATCTAAATTATTTGTAAATTCTTTAGATATATTTTTTAATGTGTCCACATCAATGTTTTTAATTTTATCCAATAAATCAATTACCTTAATAGAAATATCATTGACAATTTTACCTACAGAATTACTTAAAAGCATCTCTGTTTCTTTAATTTTTACAACTTCATTTAATTCTCGTTCAAATTCTGAATAATTGTAGATTTCCGAAACCAATTTTTCCCATAATCCACTATTATATACTAAATCTATACTTAAACTTTCCACATCGATATTTGTCAATCTCTCAACAATTTCTAAAATTAGCATGTATTTGCTTGCTATATATTTAGTAGATATATTTTCTTCCAAGTTATCTTCATATAAACAATTGATATAATTTTGAATTATTTCTACTTTATTGGAAATCGAAATATACGGAATCAAACTTATTTTATATGTTTCTTCCCCAATATCAAACCTTATTACTTTTTCAGCAATAGGAGTCAAATCAATTTTTAACTTTTCGTTTTCACTTTTAGACGGCATGAAAATCACCCTTTATTTTAAAAAATTTTTTATATTATCAAAATTGGAACGCACAATTTCAAAAATCGCAGTAGCAATTCCTAATAACCATATAATCTTATTTGACAAAACTTCTTTGATAATTAATCTAATATCAATTTTATTTTTTTCTTCTGCTTCATCAAACTTTTTTTTTACTCCCCCAATTTCAACCTTTAATTCAGAAGTCAACTGACCAACTGTTTTAATTTCATATCGCATAGAAGCTAATGTATCTCCCATACTATTCATAACCTGAATATTTTTTTCAAAAGCAGTTTCCAATCGACATAATACAGCTTCTAAAACGTTGCCTTGAGTATCTATATTATTAATTGAAACTCTCATATCTTCCACTCTGTCTTCTAGCCTATCTACGCGTTCAGATAAAAGTTTTACATCGCTACATATTGTTGTGCATTTAGCATTGCTATTGTTACTTTGATCTGTCATGGGCATTTACCCCCATGCTCTAAAATTATTTAAGTTTTTATTATCGAGCATAGTTCAATATGACACCTCGCTAATTCTTTTATTTATTGTATCTATATCTTTATTTATTGTGTTTCTATTTGCATCTCCCACAATATCTCAATTTCCTCTTTGGAAATATTGTTTAATTTTGCTTTCCACCCGTAGAATTCTATTGCGGCTTCATTATAGGCTAGAGCGGCTTCAAGTTCTGTTGGGAAGTAACCAATGTGTGTATTTTTTCCATCAATTCGAATTTGTGCCACCCATTTTTTGATCTGTGTTTTCCAACTAACCCCCATGTATGTACTAGTTGCATCAGGTTTTTTCTTTATTCCCAATTGCCAATCTGACATTTTTTGCAAAGATATATTTGAATGCTTTCTTCCAATTCCTTTACCTGTTTTAGAAATGGATATTTTCTTCTTCGTTTCCTCAGAAATTTTACGTATTTTGCCTTTTTGAGCCTCAGACATTCGAATTAGTTCTTCTTTTGTGTGTTTTCTACCTTTATTTTTATCTGAAATTTTCTTTTTAGTTTCTTCCGGTCTAGGTTTACCGTAATTATGATTATTTTCACCCATTAATGCCAGCGATCTTTTTCTGTTAGATTCTTCAGAGTGTTTCTTGCCATACCAATAAGAATTTTCACCTTTATTCATTTCAGATAATTTTTTTCTTGTCGATTGAGAAGGATCAAGTAAACCGTCACCCCCTCTTGTGAGATTATACCCTCCACCATCATCTCGATAAGAATTGTAATAAGAAATCCAATAAATTTCCATTAATGGCAAATTTTCATTAGAACATTCTTGAATTATCCAATATTTAAAAATATCTTTGCTATATTTATTATATGTGTTTTGGAGATATCCATTATCGTGATTATTCAATTTTAATTCGTTACGATGTTTTTCCCATCTTCTGAATATATCTTTAGCATAGCCTATATACTTTTTTCCATCTAACACATTCTCTATGCAATATATTCCACTTATTATATTCTTTTTCATTTTCTCTGATTTTCCTTTTTTATAAATTATTTATTATAAATTATATTCTCTGAATTAAGTTAAAAAGGGGAAGGTTGTCAGAGAAGCAACTTTTCGGATAGAGAGCGACTCTTTCCTATCCCCTATTTTTTATTTTACCACAAAGTTACAAATTTGTTTAACTTTAATTTACAAATTTATGTTACGCTTGTGCTTGTACGGTCATGGTATCAACGAGACTCCCGCTTGAGGAATCATAATAAGTAGCTGTAATCACGCAAGTACTATCTGCCAAGACCGCCGATGTTGCAGTAATTAGCCCGGCCGCGCTTACAGTAAATGTAGTACAGCCGCTAGTTCGGGTAAAACTGGTGGACGTTGTTACATTAACGTTCGCGTATGTGCCCCCTCTGATCCCAAGAACCGTAATTTGAGAAGTATCGGGAAGATCGCTCACATCGAAAGTAACAGTACTAGGGGTGGCCGCAATATCTGTATATGCTACCGAAGTAGTACTTGCAGGAACCCACCAAACTTTGTAGTAATAATCTCCACCTGTAGCCGCTTCTACAACAGCAGTACCTTCCAGATTATCACTCGATACGCCATTAGCATTTAAACTCATGTTATAGTTACCGGATAAGTTAAAGTTTGGAACATCAATAATTAAATCATAAGTTTTAGTATTTGACGCATCTCTTACTTCACTAATCAGGGTTAGATGAATACCAGTTGGAGGTAATGTAGCATACCCTACAACTTGATCAACCAAAGTTTCACTGTAATCATAAATACAGTCAACTGTTTGATTTAACCCACCAGAAACAGTAATAACCGCTCCCGAAGGAGTTACATTTTGAATTGTACCATTGGGAAGAATTACGCCAACGGTTGAACTAGTTGGAGTTTCAGTAAGAGTAACAGAACCACCACTTAGTGTTTTCGATTCTTTTTTACAAACAGTATAAGTACTATTAGTAACAGTAGTACCCGCATTTAGCGCAATAATCGATTTATTAAATGTTGCCGATTCAACCTTTACTGAAACTTCACGATCATGATAATAAGTATACAATAGTGGGTTGTTGATACCACCGCGTACATCTGTTTTTTGAGTAGTAATTCCAAATGCACTAGAAATATTAGCTTTGCCAAGGAATAGCAGAGCATCCGTAGTTGCATCTCTACCAATTACATCAGCCACACTAACTAAAAATTCATTTGCCATATTTTACGCTCTCCTTTTAAAATTTATAAATTTATACACTACCTAATTTTCCTCCATCCACCATTTCTGGATGCTCAGTAAAATAAGCATCTGTTGAAATCAAAATACTAGAATACCTTCCTTTTTTGTCAATTGGAGATAAGAAGTGTTTTATGATTTCTGAACCATTTTTAGATTTTATCTGACCAGAAATTTCCAGGGGAGAATAAAGACTATGATTATAGGACAGCATTAATCTTTCAAAATGCTTGTTAAATTGATATAATGTATATTCTTCAATTTCATGTATAGTCTTATGCATTATTGAACAAAATGCCCATATTTCGTCCTCTAATGACAAATTAGAAAATTTACGAGAACTATATTGTAGAACTTTTTCCAACTCAGGATGGTATTCTTCTACATATTCGACAGATAAACCATTTTGATTTAAAATAATTTCTCGTATAACTTCAAATTCTTGTTCTGTAAAAACAGTTTCGCCAATTTTTATACTAATCTCTAAAGATACCTCAGAAAACCCTATGTATACATCATCGTGCTTAGTAATAATTTCCAAAAACCTTATCAATGAAACATCTAACGATTCGCCCAAATCTTTGTTCCATTGAGAATTAATATATATCAATAAGAACTTTAAATACGATGCTTTAATTATTTCTTTTTGAGAAATAAAGTCTTTTGGATATTGAAAAATTTTATAATATAAATGTTGGGCCTCAAAATCTTTTAATTTTATCGGATAAAATTCTACACCTTTATATATTTGAGGAAGTCCAAATATATCATATTTATTATTATAAAATTTTTTTGTAATTTTTCTCATTTATACAGCCCAATTGCAAAAGATTATTGATTTTCCTACAAATGGAGTATACCCAACTACTCTAAGACGACAACGAGGGTTTGCTCTTGCATCAAAATATAATTTCCCCAATCCTCCTACGTCTACACCATTGAAAACTCTAATTAACTCTTGAGCCAACATATCGGCTCTTGTCTGATAATTACTAAGTTGAGCAACCTTCGCATGAGGATATATTTCCATTCCTATAGAAATATTTCCTACAACGTAATTTACAGGATCGGCAGTTAAAACAGAAATTCGTAATTGGCAACATTCTTCTACCCATGCCGAATCTAATCCCGTTGTCATAAATACCCTACAATCCGTCATAGTTTTTAAACCATCATAAATCAACACTCCCTTTTGAGATTTTGTGAGATCGGGATGGGAACTATCTTCTTTCCAGGCATTTGCATCATTGTATTTCAACAACTTCCACGCTAATTCACTATTATCAATTAAGTGCGTTATGCAATTGTAAGGTAAAATAGGGAGAATACCAAAATCATTATAATTTGACATTTGCCATAAATTCTCCTCATTAAAAGTAAAGAGAATATCAATTTAATTAATATTCTCTTTACATTTTATTAATAAAATAAAAACAATATTTTATTTAATTCAATCTTCTTTTTGATTTTCTTGATCTTCTTGATCTTTTTGACCAGAATGTTCATCCCGATCTTCATCTTCAAGTTCTAAAAGAATTTCTTTTAAAGAATCGATTTTGCCTTGCAGTAAAGAATCTTGTACTCTATTCTCATTTACAAAATCCAAAATTCCTGTTTGGCGCATAAACTCATTAAGTTTGTCATTATTTTCTTTTTGGCGTTTTGTTAATTCTCCTTCGAGAAACTCAATTTTTTCTTGAATTTTTTCCTTCATTTATTTACTTTCTCCATTATTTGAAATTGATTGAAATTAAAATTGAAACTAAAATATAAATTAAAAACTAGAAATATTATATTTAAATATAATATCCCCATATTTCTAATATAACATCGAATGTGCCCGCACCACTGGACTCTATTTGATAATAAATATCTCCATTGCTATCACAAGGAATAGTATCCCCTCCTCGATACCATCTATCATTTACTGTAAATGGAGAAAATGGAATTCCTAAATTATTAGTATTAGTAGGGCCAAGAACCAAATATGTATCTGTGCCCGCCGAATTACTATCTTTTACAGCAACATATACTTTAACGGCTTTTATCCCCGCTGGCGCTCCGAATACAGATGATAAATCAATTAACGTTTTAGCAGTAGTACTTCTAGCATCTCCATCCCAAGACGTTGACGTTAAAGGAACAGTTAAAGGAACAAAAATATATCCAGTATATTCAGTTGTATTTTTATAACTCTTTAGTATACCCGTATAACAAATATTTCCGTCACCAGGATCGGCACTTCTACCAAAATACGCTCCACCCGTTGCAGTTAAATCACCAGCTCCAATTGCGGCTGTTTTCCAGCTACCTAAATGTAACCCTCCTGAAAGTCGTAATTCTGTATTAGCTTCAATATAAGTTGTTATAGTCGCATCACTATCTGCAATCATATTTAATTGAGTACTAACAGCGCCACTATAGGCAATGGCCCAAACCTTACCTTCATACGTATCCGCAGCATTTGCATATAGCCCGGTCATTGCTGCTACAGATGTAGTCGATGATTTTAATGTTGCAGCATTTAATGATAATGTAGAATATCCATACATTCCACCACAAATTGTATCGCCGTTTACAAAAGTATATGCTCGTTGATCATATTCGGCTGTATCTAAATTAATTCGAATACCTCCATCTGCACCAACGTAAACATAAGATTCTGTTCCACTTGTTCCTCCTCGGAAACTCATAGTGCCTTCAGATACGTCCCAAAATACATTTGCTTTATCTGTGGCAACTAAACCTAATGTAATATCGCCATTGTTTAACCATTGTCCATTTAAATTGCCACTACCATATAATCTCAAACCATTATTGGGATCAATACTAAGATATTCTCCACTACTAACTAAACCCAATATCAAAGAGCCAGATGTTAAATTTGTATAAATACCGCTTCCAGCTTTAATATATACCGCACTTGATGACACTAACAAATGATCATTAGATGTATCCCCTAATGAAAGTATTCCGGTATTCAATAATTGTACAGTAAGTTGATTATTACCATACATTCTTAAACCATTATTAGGATCAATACTAATATATTCACCAGAACTTTGTAAGCCTAAGAATAGTGAACCACTTGTTAGGTTAGTATGAATATTAGAACCACTTTTAATATATACAGCACTTGCCGACATTAATAAGTGACTATAAGAAGAATCTCCAACAGTAACTAAACCAGCATTACTCAATTGAATATTGGGAGAGCCACTACCATATAGCTTAATACCGTTTGTACCATCTATGGTAACATATTCTCCCCCGCTAACCAAACCAAGCGTAAGTACTCCACCTACTAAATTAGTATAAACACTTGCACCATCTTTAATCTGAACACTTCCAGAATCAATAAAAATATGTTCGGTGGAAATATTTCCAACTGTAATGTTTCCAATTGCGTTTAGATTAATTAGATTTGTTGTATTATTACGTAGAGAAAGCGTACCTGCACTATGATCGTATAAAAGATTATTTTTATTTGCTAAAACGCTACCAATAAGTAAATCGCCAGTATCTAAAGCAATTGATGCTCCCCCAAAAGAAGTTCCTAGCGTAACAGTAGATGTTGCTAAGGCAAATGCTCCCGAACCTTCAGAACCACTTGTAGAAGAATATCCAAATATTCCTTGAGCATTACCCATCACATAACCACTAACACTATTATCTCTCAAATAGAAATTACTAGTGTTGCTATTGATAGCAATTGGAGTATTGCTATAATAAATTGCCCTAACATCATCTGCATCTAAAACTCGGTCAAGAATAAAGAATTCATCCATAACGGCATTCACTTGAGCAGAGTTATTTGTTCCACCTACATAAAACGTTGTAGGCAACAACGTGGGGTCAATGTCGGGATAAACTGGCAACGCACTCGAAGCGACTCCGTCAAGGTATACGACTACGTTTCCACCCGCGGCCCAAGTCATTACGACATGATGCCATCCTGAAGACATAGGCAATGCTCCTCCAGAAGAACTCCATAAAGTTCCTTGCCATTCACCATAAGCATATAAACCGTTAGTAGCATCAGAAAGAAGTGCTATATAATTATCAGCATCATAGTAAGAATAGAACATCCTTTTGAAAGTAGCCGCCGAAGGAGTCCAGTAAATCCAAAATCCAACAGAACCTTGATTAAAATCAATATTTCCAGAAACAGGATAACTTAAAACCGTGGCTGTTCGACTGCTAGTTGATGCGTGTGTCGTACCACTCCAAGAATGTCCATTTCCCAATGAACCATCGCAATATGGGGTAACATAAGCTTTTTCCTCTAATTGAACAGCATCAAAATATAACGTTCTAGGAGAACCACCAATATACAAACCAAAATTACTAACTCCATCTGCAACCGCCACCCTTACGGGAGAAATCACCCGATACCAATTATTCTCAACGGCTACAATCGTTACCGCCCCCAGGCTTACATTTTCAATAAAACAACCAATAATATCTGCCGAAGTAACTTCGGCCCCATCAGAACGACGCACATAAGCAGAAAGAATATAACTGGCACTAGCCGCAAAAGTTGAATTGGCGACAATATATTGAGTATCCCCACGAACAAATTTTCCAGAATAATCGCCAATATAAGCATAATCTGAGCTTTTTTCGAGAGTGCTTGTGCCTGCCGTACTCCATGTTCCTGCCAAAGTACCTTCAAATGACGAATTCACCGAAAAGTTTGTGGTTGGTTCTGCAAATTGTGCCCCTTTACCAAACTTGCCGGGTCGGAAAATTACCCCTCCGCTTAATGTGGCCTCATCTCCCTGTAAACTTGTTGCCGTACCCGTATAGTCTGTAGCATAAGGAGTTGGCCCATCAAATCTTGACAATAATAGAACATTATTTAAAGTTACGCCATAATTTAAATTACCATCTCCAACCGTTAAATTACCATTAATTACTAAATTATCACCATCCCACGCCCATCCTTTTACAAGAGAGCCAGCCGATACACTCCCAACATGCATTTTATAAACATCATTACTTTTACCAGCCCATATGCCGTTTTGATTTGCAAAATCAGTAGGAATCGGATACCCTATTGCAATATAGGGATTGGACGAATTAGGTTCTATAGCAATAACTCTTGATGCACTTGAATACAATCGAATAGGTAAATTGTGTCCCTCGATAAATTGATTACTAATTCTTAAATAGCTTGAAGCATCCGTAACCCCGCTACCAGCATATAAACCATATTCGCCAGAAGATGCGAAAATACCATATAGATTGCCTAAACGAGTATTAACTGTTTTTCCAGTAGCAGGATGATTAACCCAAGTTACTGTTTGGTTATAAGGAGAATTTTCCCCTCGATATCCATCAATTGCATTTGATTCTAAATATCCATTTCCAGATATGCCATAATCGGGAACAGTTGCTCCCGCAAGAATTGTACTTCCAGAAGTTGCCATACCACTATTCGGAGATGCAGAACGTACAAATGTATATGTTTGCGTTTTGTTTGTTAAGTCTGTTGATACCCAAGTTACTGCACCATAGCAATCAGCAATTGTCAAAGAACAACCCGAACGAGAAAAATTGCGAATATTTACAATATCATCATCTAAAAATACACGATAAGAATCAAAACCCTTAAAAGTTTCAACAACTAATGTAGAACTTGCTCCCGCGGCAGGAACCATAAAATCAGTAGCAAGCACAGAAGCAGATGGAAATACACCATGAATACCCGCTCTAACCGCTTCTAGATCAACAATAAATGCTCTAGCGTGTAATTCATCGGTATATAGATATCTAAAATCACCTCCACCAGCATAAGAAATTCCCCAACCTGTAGTTTGACTTACATAATGATCGGATTGAATTCTTACCGGAGAAGTTAATCTAACCCTACTACCAGATGGACTTAAATTTAAATCTTGATCGGGAGCGATTGAAAGAGAAATGCCAGCATTTGTGTTGATTAAAGGAACGGTTATTCTATCCGTTGCTTCTAATTTATGTAATTTAATATCTCCCGATGTATCACTTTTAATAATGGCACTAATCGGAAGACTAACATCAGAATAACAAGCTATTTGATGTGTATGATCCGCTCTAGCAAAAGATGTCGAACTTCCTTCTGCATTACTAGACGATCCCGATAACCCTATTGCAACAGCGGCGGCAATAGCGTGAACATGATCGATTCTTGCCGCCATTGGGACAGAACCGGAATTTCCACTTGCATCTGGAACAATTGTCATTGGACTTTCGGGATTAAACGCATTGACAAAATGTGTATGATCCGCCCTGGCAAAAGAAGTTGAACTTCCTTCATAATTGGTCGCAGATGCAGAAACACTAAATGGCGTACCAGCTAAAATTGGATGCGTATGATCCAATCTTGCAGCCATTACAGATGAACCACCAGAGCCAGTTGCATCAGGAACAATAGTTACAGGTAAAACAGCGTTGAAAATATTCAAGGCATGAGTATGATTATTTAATGCTGAATTCACACTACTTGAAGAAATCGTACCAGGAGTAAGTAATCCCACGGTAGAGCCACTTACTGTAATACCCGGCCCTTGATTTACTCTAACTTGTGAACCACTTACTCCAATTCCTTCGCCCTCTCCAACAATTATTTGACTTGCACTAAGATATAAACCACTACCTGTAATTTCAAAAATTGGTAATTGGCGCGGATGTAATTGAATAACTGCCATAAATTTACACTACTCCTTTCGCGCCATTTAATATGAGCCTTTTAACAAAATAGAAATTTCTTTAGATAATGAATCGGAAACAGCATTAATAACTAAAGGATTATCTAAATAAAATTCAATATTTTCTACACTAAAAGAATTACTTCCCGTAGTAGTTAAAGTATAATGATCTGTTGGAACATCGTCATTGGCTACCACAAATACAAATGATCCGGCAGTAATTACCCCATTGTTATAAATATATACTGTATATTCCTGTGTATCACCTTGTAAAATATACGAAGGGGAAGGGGTTACTTGAATATTGTTTTCAACTACAGACGCACTAACTGTTATATCAACCGTATCATAAACAGTTGAATTATCAACTAATCTACCTGTAATTACACAATTTCCAGAACCACTTAATGTTACAATACTTCCACTAATTACTGCAACAGATGATGAACTTGTAGTATAAGTAATTGCTTTAGAAACAACTAAACAATTTGAAGTTACAGTGTCATATAGTTGATAAGTATCTCCAATCCCACCAATAATAGCAGAAGGAGAAATGGACAATAAAAGAACATTTTTATTATAGTCTGCAATTCCACTTACAATATCATCTGTACTTTCATTAACAAATTGTTTTCCCATTGCAAATTGAAGTAATTTAGTAGAATCATTATCTTCTGTTGATTCATTTAGAAAATTTAAAATTCCTCCACCGTATACACGATAGCAATTCCAAGCACCGCTATTGCCAAATAAAAATCTTTGATTTTCACGAATGGTTTTAGTTTTTGAATTTCCTTGACAAAAAAGCTGAATTGTTCCATCTGGTAACAATGGATCAGTACGATTAATATTATTAGGAGTACCAACTTTATAATCAATTACGCAATGTTCAGTATAATAATTACCATTTGCATCCACCCATCGTAAAACATTATTACATCTACGAACTAAAACTGAACAATAGTGTCTTTTTATATTGTCGGTATTTGTAACTAAATAATAACTGCCATTAAAATGAAATTTCTCTCCCAACACAACTGATCCAGAACTACCGCTAAAATAAATATTTTTAAAATCGTCGCCTAATTTTACACCAGTAATATTATCAATTGCACTTGTGACTCGCACATTAACATTTACATATGAACCTGTTGAAAAAGGAGATTCTTTTTCTATCGTTCGATAGGTTGATGCATTTGAAAACATATCATCTGAATAATCTTGAAATGCATCTTCCCAATTTTCTTGATTTGTTTGTAAGAAGGTTGGAGAGCCAGCAATAAGATATTTATATGCCATTTAGCCTCCTTATTTAAGCTCTAAAAGTTTGATTTTCCCAAGATTCCCAATCATTATTTCTATAACCATATTTTTGCAAAATTCTATCAATTTCTTCTTGCTTAGTATTATAAAATTCTCGTTTTTCTTTTAGATTATTCGCTTCTGCAAATGTTTTAAAATCTCGATCTTGCAAGTGTAATCTCATTTGATTTACATCTTGTACTTCTTTTTGCATCCAATACTTTGTCATAATTTGGGCAAGAATATTTTTATGCTGTTGGGTTAAGTCTAATGTAAACACTTGGGTTGTCGTACTATAAGATAATGCCTGGGAACACAAATCAAATTCATCAATCGCCATTAATAACCAAGGCTCTAAATATGTGTTTAAACTGGCGCTTCCAGACGTTTGATATAATGCCGTTAAACGATAATCATCAATCAAAGTTAAAGCGAGGTCACAAATTTCATCTAGTGTTGTTGCCATTTGACCTCCTTTCAAAAAAGATCATTTTTATTTTTACTAAATTACTTTTTTTCTACAAATTCTTTATAAATAGGTTTACTATTTTCGTATTTTTCAATAATTTTAATACCAGAAATACGAGTTAGTTTGTCTATTAAATTTAAATCTACTTCTTCGTTGGCTAACATTTTAGAAATCAACATATCTGTAATTACTTCTCGCTGAGATTCATTTGCCGATTTAAACAAAGAAACAATATTATCATCATTTTTTCCCATTAAAATCATTTCTATGTTTTGGTGAGTAAGTACGCTTTTACAAACATCGTCTAAACCATTTTTACGAATGACATTTCTATTCATAATATAGAAATATCCTTTTTCTAAAAAGTGACGATAAACTTCTAAAATTTCTACTAAGTCAGAATATAAAATGCGTTTTGTTTCCCCAAAAGATTTGAAAAGAAACGCTTTTCCTTTTCCACTGGCTTTAGTACTTAAATTTAACCAACCAGGATATAATGAAACTACTTTAATATATGCATCAGGACGAATTTCAATTCTATCAAATTCATCCTCAGTATCGTCAAATTCTATATTTGTATTTGTAGATTTTTGATCTAGACTGATTTCTTCTAAAGATGCTTGAACAGGAGTTAAAGCATTAATCTTTTTTTCCAACTCATTAATTTTTTCTAATAATTTGGAAACCATTGTAGTTTCAGCACTTTCTTCACCAGAAGCATTATCTGAAACTTGTACTTCCGCAATATGCGATTTTTTAGGACGAACCATTTAAATTTTCTCCTTTGATATAAAAACATAATTATAAAAATTACATTGTATCAAATGTAATTTTTAT